AGAGGAGTAAAGAATATAAAGATGAGCAAATTAAAAAGTATCGCTAAACAAAAGAGAAGGCAATGCCGGCAAGAGAGGCGAGCAGAGAAGGCGCGCAAGAAAAAGCGCGCTTTCTTAAAGGCCAAGAATAATGAGAAGTATCGGAGTAATAAAAGCAAGGGTCGGATTATTAAAAGAAAACAGGAAAAGCAATGGGAAGCGTTGAAGAAAGTTAAGCCAAAGGATTACAAAATGAGAGAAGTTAAGGCGGCGTGGTGGAAAAGAGTTTGGCAGACCTTGACAAGTATTTTCTATAAGTGATAATATAGAGATTAGATAAGGTTTGATGATTGCCTTGTCTATTCTCCTTTATGGTTGATTTTATGGTCGGCCTGCCTTCTATTGTGGTTTTAGTTGATTTCCCACTTTAGATACTGAAAAGTCCCGCTTCGTGCGGGGCTTTTACTTTTGGCAGGTGGAATGTATTAAAGAGTTAAGAGTGTTCCTCTTTATGACATTTTTTACATAGAGTAATTCCGTTAGATAGATCAAGGCGTTTTATCTGATTTTTGCTAAAACGAATTAAATGATGGGCTTCTAGATAAACACCTTTTTGACTACATTTTTGACAAGTCCAGTTGTCTTTTCTAAAAACAGCAGTCCTCCATTTCTTGTATTCCGGGCTTCCTCTAAAGAGATTGTTTTGATTTGATATTCCGCCTTTCCAGTTATTGTTTCTTTCTTTCATTTGGGATTGACTTATTTTTTTCTGGGCTTTTTTAACAAACATAGGGTTGTTTATTTTCATCCATTCAGATAGTTTTTTTCGCCTTTCTAAAGAATACTTTGGGTTCTTCTTATGCCATTTTCTCATTGCTAAACTAACATTCTTTCGTGTTTGAATTGATCGTTTTTTTCCAAGATTACTTTGTTTTATTTTCTCTATTGTTTCTCTAGAGTGTGGTCTATGATTATAGATACCTTTAGGCATATACCATAATCTTAACATACTAATCGCTTGTTAGTCAAGAATTAGTCCTTATCCCTACCGGCCAGTTTTGACCGGCAGATATAAGCACTAATCTTTCTTTTTTATAAACTCCTTTAGAACCATTACTTGAAGGCATCTCTGTTCTTTTAATGACTCCATATAATCTTTATCTTTAGTTATTGGAATGTCTGATATTTGGATTTCTCCGAAAGGTTGCCAATCATCATTTATGTATTCTTGAACTTTATCAATTAAATCATCAGTAGTTCTGGCATATAAAATTGTGTAAGCTGTGATGACTTTTTCTTTTTCCATTTTATTATTAGTTAATTATCTTAGCCCGGATGTTCGCCTTCATCCGCGCATTTTGTTGGCATTTCTTTTCATACCAACACACCCAGCGCCAGACAAATGGCGCTGCTATTAGAGCAACCGCGCCCCCAAGTATTGCGTCTTGAAGTAGCAGTTGCTTTAAGGTGATGACTTCTAACATATTTTTTTTCCTTTCTTTATTAGTTAATTGAGTCCGACCTTTGCGTTGCCCTTCTATTATACGCTATGCGTCAGTATTCTGTCAAGCAATATCTGGGGATAAGTATATTGCTTTACTTAAGATTAAAAGCGTTGTTTTGCGTTTCTTTGCTTTGCTGTTTAATGTATAGGGTAGGATTGCACTTCGCTGGGTTAGTATCATTACACAGTCTAACGCAACAAAAAGCAAAGCAATAAAGCGCTACGCTTTACTATAATACCTTGCGCTAAGCAACGCAACGCATTGTATTGTATTATTACTAATTAAATTATTACTAATTAAATTAGAAGCGTTGCGCTGCTTTGCGTTGCGTTGCGTATGAGGGGAAGCGTTGCGTTGCGATGCGTTGCGATATTAAGGCAAGGGGGGGTGGGGATGGCAGGACAGTATTTGGCTGGGGTATTGTTATTATCATCCCAGCCCCACAGACCAATTAAAACCTTCCTCTTGACAACGCAACGCATTTATTGTATTATGATTGTTCCCTCTTGACAAACTATTTATCCACAAGATATAATAAAAAACAATGAGGAGAATTAAACAAATTACAACTGAACAAGCTAAAGAACTGCTTGAGGAAGTAGGTCTTAATCCTTTTGATAAGCCGGTTAAGTATTTACTTAATAGATTAGCTGGGATGACGAAAAGAAAAGCAGCGATAACGGCTGGTTATGCTGATTTTAAACATACCACCGATATAGAAAAGACGATTAAGTATAAACAGGCAGAAGCGCAAGTTGCCGAGTTTCTGCCAAGTCAAGAAGATTTAGGTCAAGAACATACAAAAGTTATTGTTCAAGATAAAGATTTATCTTCTAAAAATAGAGCAATTGATATGGCTTACAGAATAAAAGGAATGTATCCTAAAGAAGAGGATGAAATTGAAGCTGGTGATGTTGTGATTAAAGTAAAGAGAAAAGCATAATAGCGGGATTTTTATTCCGCTATTTTAATTAAAAATAATAGAATGGGTCAAAAAGAAGCAACTATTGAAACTTACAGGAAGTTAGGTCAAGAGTGGATAAAAGGAGATGTTAAGATAGAGGAAATTACTATTGCCGGAAAAACTTACAAGTTCGGTAAAAAGCAAATTAAGTTTATCAATGAATTAACAGCCAGATATTGTTTAGCCCGGGGCGGCTTTGGTTCAGGAAAAACATTAGCGTTAATATTAAAACTCCTTCTATTTCTTCTCTGCTTTCCGGGGAATAGAATACTCCTTGGTAGAAAAACAATATCAGATTTAGACCGCGCCTTTCTACCAGACCTTTTTGAGATAATCCCTAAAAGCTGGTATAAACATAGAGTTAAAGAAGGAATAATTAAGTTTTTTAATAAAAGTGAAATCATATTATTTGGTCTTGACTCTCTCCAATCCGGCAGTTCTTCTGATATTAAGAAAGCGCAACAGAAATTAAAGTCATTAAACCTCGGCGCATATTTTATAGACCAGTTAGAAGAAGTTGAGGAAGATGTGATACAAATCCTTGACTCTCGTTTAAGAAGAACTAATGTGCCAATTAGGCAAGGGAACTCAACTTCTAATCCGGCCGACTTCTGGGCTTATGAATACTTTATTGGCAAGCCAAAGGTAGATAAAGAACACGCTGAAAAGATTTTCCAGATTAGGATGTCAATGATAGATAATAAAGAAAACCTACCGGCCGATTATATTGAAGACCAATTAAATAATGATAAAAGTTATGTGCGAAGATTTGTTTACGGGTTCTGGCCAAGAAACCTATCTATTAAATCAATAATTGTTGCTAAAGAACATAGAATAAAGTTTCGCGCCCTACAAAGAGAACCAATTGAAGTTAAAGAAGGTTGTGAGATTTTTGTCAAACCAGATTTTAGAAGAACTTATCAAATGGGAATTGATCCGAGTGAAGGCGCAATAGACCCAGCCTCAATTAGTGTAGTAGATGATATAGGAAGAAAAGTAGCTAAGTTTAACGGCTATGTCGGAATGTCAGAACTTGTTTCTAAAGTAGAGTTCTTGTATAAACATTATCATAAGCCATTAATTATACCAGAAGTCAATGATCAAGCCATTTTAGAGGGTATTAGAAATAACGAGAATATAGATGAGAATGACATCTATTTAAGAACTGTCTTTGATTATCGGGAAAGAAAAGAAACAAAAAAGCTGGGCTGGAAAATGAATTATGGGAGTAAAAAAGTCCTTATTGCCCATTTCCAAGATTTATGTCGTAATAATTTCCCTAAGATTTATGACAAAAATACAATAGATGAAATGTCCGTCTTTGTCTGGAGTAATGAAATTAAAAAGCAAGGCGCTGGCGCAAGAAAGGGTTATCACGATGACGATATTGAGTCCACAATGTTGGCTTACTGGGGATTAAAAGCTAAGAAAGATGAAAGTGATCAATTAAGCGCAATTAAAAAAGAGGTGGCCAAGGGATCATCTCCTAAGAAAAAATCGTTTGTATAAAGGTCGTTTCGTTTTAATAATAAAGTAAAATTATGCCAGAAAAAAAATACATAGACAATATTGATTTGAATGCTGACAATTTAGCAGCCGTTATGAATAATACTAACGGCTCTATGGTTGATACTGTTTCAAGTATCATTACGACTGCCGGTGTTGTTCTGGCCGCCAATGCTAATCGCCTCTGGGCAAAGTTCACTAATGACAGCGATACAGTCATCTATCTCCATCTCGGCTCAACTTCCAGTTGCGCTTTGAATAAAGGAATTAGATTAAATGCTGCTGCCGCCAATTCTTTTGAGATTAACTTACATAACCGATACACCGGGCAAATCACTGCTATCTGTTCAGCAGCCGCCAAGAAGTTGTTAATTCAATACTATAACGCGAGTAAATCCTAATACTTAATAAAAGTATTGGGATTTTCTTTAATCTATGCCTTATCAAAGACGGGGTAAAAAAGTTTATGTAAAAAGAGGGAGTAGTTGGCGTTTGAAAGGCAGAAGTAAAACGATTTCTAAAGCTAAAGCATATAAGCGAGTTTTAGAGTCCAAAAAGAAATGACATTAAGAGAATTGATAAAAAATATAAACGATGATTATGAGAATGAAACTTATAGCAATTTTCCTGTTTTTGCCCCTTCTCAAAAAAGCGTTATCAATTTAATTGATTTATATTGGCTTTCAAAATACCGAGATGATAATTTAGATGAGTTTGGGCAGCCAAAAGCATTTCGCAATGTGATCCAATCCCCAACATTTGTTGCTTCAAAAATGGTTGATATTGATACTAAAGATGTTGTTGTTGTAGCCGAAGAAGGCCAATCCTATTATCCCTCTTGGTTTATGTCAAAAGAGATTAGGATTTGGATGAAGAATAATGAGATTGGAGATTTGTTTAATAAAGTTGGCGATCTCTTGCCTAAATATGGTTCAGTTGTTTTGAAAAAAGCCAAGGGTAGAGTTAGTTCAGTTCCAATACAGCTTATTAGAAATCAGCAAACAGCAGAAACTCTTGAAAAGTCAATTGGAGTTATTGAACTCCACGATGATCTTGATACAGATATTCTTGCTCAAGATTGGATCGGCGCTAAAGGTGCGGTTGAAAAATATGCCAAAAATGGAAGAATAGAATTATTTGAGGTAACTGCTAATGTGGATCTAAGTGATCAGCCGGGCTACAATTATTTTATTGTCGCTGGGTATGATGAAAATAAAGATGGCGAAGGAGTAGTGGTTCATAGAGCTAAAATAGATTTTCCATATAAAGAATTACATTTTGATAAAATTCCGGGTAGGTGGCTTGCGATGGGACAGCCAGAGAGATTATTTCCTGCCCAAATCCATTTGAACCGCGTTAGTCATTACAAATCTCACGGACTATATTGGAGTTCAAAGCGTATTTATCAAACCAGAGATAATAGGATTAATTCAAATCTCTTAACAGAAGTTGATGACGGAAGGGTATTAAAAATCAGAAGCGAGATTACTCCAATTGCCACAGAAGAAAGAAATTTACACGCTTATCGTGAAGAAGAACAAAGGTGGGATCAGGCAATTTCTAAACTTACATTTGATTTTGATGTTATCCGAGGTGAAGCTCTACCTTCAGGAACTCCACTTGGATCAGCTATTTTACAAAGTAGAATGGCTGGCGGCTTCTTTGATAAAAAGCGTGAAGAGATTGGTATTTTCTGGAAGTCAGTTTTCTTTGATTGGGTTATCCCAGAGTTTAAAAAGACAATTAAAAAACGACATAAGTTAATGCTTGAAAATAGTGAGTTTAATGAAGATGAACTTGATAATATCAGAGAGTTAATCGTAACTCATAAAAATAATCTGGCCATAGTTGATTTTATTAAAGAGAATGGATTTATACCAGATTTACAGATGAGGCAAATGATTAAGTCAATTACAAGAGGTCAGGTATTAAAACAAAAAGATGTTGAAATCCCAGAGAGCTTTTATGACGGAGCTAAATATAAGTTGGATATAATAATGACTATGGAAAATGTTGATGTTACTGCCAAGATGAATACGATCCAAAGTATTATTACAATTATTGGACAGAACCCAACCATCCTTCAGGATAAGAGAACAAGAAAGATGTTTTATCAGTTAATTAGTTTGGCTGGAGTTTCCCCTGTTAATATGGGAATGGAACAAGAGTCGGATGTTGAAGGAGTAGCAAGTGAAGGTGTGGCGCAGAGGGGAGGTTCGGTGGCAAAAGTTTCGCCGATCACTACGCCAACACAAAATAGAGAAATAAAGAGGATATAAATATGGATTTAACAGAACACGAAAAAAAATGGATTTTAGCAAATAAGAAAGTTCTAAAAGGTTTATTTGAAAGAAGAGTTGAAGAATTAAAGGATAAGGTTTTTGATGAGGGAATAACCACAGAGGAAGAAAAGAAAGAAAGGGACTTACAAATTAAGTTCGTTCAGGAATACCGGAGTTGGTTATTACAAATTGATATTTTGGAAAGTGATAAAGACAAATCTAAAAAGAAAGAAAAGACAGATAATTTTATCTAAAGGTCGGGTGGAAGAAAAACCACCTAAAATAAACAAAATCAATGGGACATAAAAGTCCTATAAAATAAACAGCACTATTTATATGGTAGTAGAACCTACTAAGTATAATAATCCTAAAGACGCAGGAATAGATGTGCCAGAAATTAAAGGCGCAAATAAACCTCAAATTGGGATTACACCTAAAGCTCCGCCTATGAATAATGCTCTTGATAATCCTATGGGTGATATTAAACCTAATGATCCAGCCCCTTGGGAAGGAAATGACCCAAAGGGCGGAGGAGATGGTAATTCGCCTGCTTCAGCTAATCCGGCTGCTCCGGCAGACCCGGCTAAGCCAGCAGATCCGGCTGATCCTACTCCTCCAGTTGATCCAAACCAACCGGGCGCGGCTGCCCCTAAAGAGCCGGGGTCGGACGACCCTAATAAGCCAATAGACCCGCAGTCAGCTCTTGCTCAAAAGGAACATTGGAAGAACAAATATAATCGGGATAATGTTGATCCGAAAACAGGTAAGACATACAAAGAATTGCTTGAGGAAAAGGAAAAGGGGATTGATCCGGCAAAACCGGATGATCCCAAAGCTCCTACTCCCGAGCAACCAGTAGAAACGAATGAGGAGTTTCAAGAGAAGCAAAACTTCTTATGGAAACATAAAGATAAAGATTATACTCCTGATGAATTTGCTCATATCAAAAATGTTGCTAAGAGTCAGGGCAGATCTCTGGATGAAGCTGCGGAGTCAGAACAGGGTTATATTGATTTCCAGAGGCAAAAGGTCGCGAACGAAAAAAATATTCCTTCGCCATCTTTTCCTAACGCACCTATTACTGGCAATGAAATTCCCTCTCACGAAAAGATTGAAGGTATGGATGAAGACACTTTTAAAAAAGAGGAAGAGAGAGTTCATAAGTCAGGTCAGGGCGCTGGAAGCGGTGGTGGAGTTTAGTTAAATGGCTACACAAACATTCCGCGCATTTACCCCTGAAATTTGGTCGCCCCGTATTAACTACTTTTTGAAAGCTAAGATGGGTGCTGCCAAGTTCTTTGATAACTACTCTGATGATGTAACTGAAGGTGGAGATGACATTTGGATACCATCTGTCGCTGCCACCCAGCATACTGTTAGTAATGTTGTTACTACTACTGGTGATGTTACTGGTGGAAATATCTCTGATACAAAGACCAAGTTGACAATTGATACTTGGAAGGCGTCTGGATATAACTTCCCTGACTTCCAAGCCGCACAGATCGCTAAGAAGTATCCATTGCGTAAAGCGTATGCTATGGCAATGGGTTACCAATTGGCCAAGACATTTGAGTCCGCAGTTCTGACAAACGCAAGCAGCATTACTCCGACAGTCGGTAGCACCGGTTCAAAGTTAGTTGCGACTAACATTGAAAAGGCTTTTAGTATAGCAGAGTCCCGTTCAGTTCCAATGGATGAGTCAATTCTATTTCTTAATCCAAAGACCTACTGGAAAGATATAATGGCAGTTCAGAAATACTACGATGCTTCTCAATTCGGAAAGGGCGCACCAACTGCTCAAGGTTATCACGACTTGCTCTATGGAGTTCCTGTATTCCTTAGCACCTTCCTGCCAGCCGGCGCTGGTGCGGGTGTCTTGAATCTCTTAATCCAGAAATCAGCAATCGTATATGCTTTTGGCAATCTTCCGCAAGTCCAAAACTCTTACGCAACTCCAAGTGGTGTTCGTATGAGTGAAAAACACGGCGAAAGTTTAAGAGTGAAGTATATTTCTGACATAATGTATGGTATCAAAGTTCTTAATGCTACCCGAGGCGTCCAGTTGAAATCCAGCAGCGCGTAAACCGATTAGATAAGTTCTTCTTGGACTTACTTCCGTTGAGTAATAATGGTTCTCTCACATTACTCAACGGTAGAGAGCCAGTAAGTTCTATAAAAATGAAATATAAGAAAGGACATAGACATTCAAAGGAGGTAAAGAGGAAAATTAGTAAAGCAAACAAAATATCCAAAATTAAGATACGACATTGATAATGGAGTTGCTTTATGTAAAGAATGTCATAAGTTAACAAATAACTACAAAAACAGAAAGTATGAATAAAACAATCGCATATTTAGGAAATTGGAATAAATATACTCATAGCACAGAGAAACTTGTCAAGTATTCTCTGGAAAAGCTGGGGCATAAAGTAATCCCAATTGACGAAAGAGAGTTCACAATTAAAGATATTTTAGATGTAAAAGCTGATTTGTTCCTTTTCCATAAAGGGACGAGGTGGGGAAAAGATGTTCCTTTTATGGTTAATCTTTTAAGCCAAGTAACCTCTAAAAAAGTATTCTGGTATTTTGACCCCATTACCGGTATTCCTGAAAGAGAGATGTGGATGGATATGATTATCCCTTATGTTGATCTTGGTTTTATGACTAATGAAACTTGGATTAGAAGACATAACTATTCTAATTTAAGGACATTAAGACAAGGATGTAATGATGAAGATAAATCTTTAGGTAAAGAAAAAGAGGAATACAAAACAGATATTGCTTTTACTGGTAGCATTTATGGCGATAGAGAAAAGTTTGTTGAAGCTCTAAAAGTTGTTTATGGTGATAAGTTTAAAGTATTCAACAGCGCTTTTGGTAAAGATTTTAAAGATTTATGCGCGACAGCAAAGATATTAGTTGCGCCCCGTCATCCTAACGATGATTTCTTCTGGTCTAACCGGATTTATATGACTTTAGGAAATGGCGGATTTCTCATTCATCCTAATTTTGAAGGTTTAAAAGAAGAGTATGAGGAGGGTGTTCATTATGTCGGCTATGCTACTGGCCAAGAATTAAGAGAAAAAATTGATTATTATTTAGAACACGAAGAAGAAAGAAAGAAAGTCCAGAAGACCGGATATGAACACACTATTAGAAATTATACTTATACCGATAGGTGTAAAAAACTATTGGAAGAGATTGAAAAATTATGAGTAGGGATGAACAAATTGATGAGAAGCAAGTTCAAAGAGAAACGGAAGCAGATGGGTTTCGCGGAATGGTCGGCGCTATCTCTGATGATAGAGAAGCAACTGAAAACTTTAAAAAAAAGATGGACGAAGTGAAGAGAAAAGATTGGAAAGGTTATTGTCAAAAACGAAGATATTTAGAAGGAAGGAGTGAATAATGAGTAAAGAAATTATAGTTTTAGGAAGAGGTAGAAGTGGCACTTCAATAGTGGCCGGACTTCTACATAAACTTGGAGTTAATATGGGAGAGTCCCGGCCAGCAGGCGCGAATAACCCTAAAGGATATTTTGAAGATTTAGAGATGTCAGAATTGTTAGACGCTTATATTGATGAAGAAAAAATGCCGGTCATTACTGACATTAACCCAGAGTTTGAAAAAAAGTTTAAGGAATTGGTAAAAGGTAGAAAAGGATTGTGGGGTTGGAAACAACCAAAAACTATTTATCTTTTGCCGATTATTGTTAGATGTTTAAGAAATCCGCATATTATAGTTTGTAACCGAGAGGAAAAGTCCCATATTAAAAGTATCAATCACGCCTTTTGGGACAATAAGAAAAATATAGAATGGTGTCGCGAGTCAATTAGACATTATCAAACAGAGTTAAAAAAGTTCTTTGAGTTAAATAATTATCCCCGTTTGGATGTCCAATTTGAGGATTTTATGGACGAGAATAAGGGGGAAAAAACAATTAAAAAGATTTGTGAGTTTGTAGGGATTGAATATGACCCGAAGAAAATTGAAGGTTTTATTGATCCTGACCAACCAAATAAAGTTATATGAGTAAAGATATTCGCATTGGCTTAGTTGCCCGAGCAGACGCAACTGGGTTAGGAAACCAATCACAGGATTGGGTTAATAATTTACCAGCTATTAGTAAGATTTTACTGGTATGGGGTGAATTGCCGTTTAGCCCAAATGAGTTTGAAGGTAGAGAAGTTATTATTGCTGAACAAGGTATGCCGTCAGTTGAGGAAATTAAAAACTTCATTAAAGATATTGATGTTTTAATGGCGATTGAAACGCCCTATAATTGGAACATTTTTAAGATGGCTAAAGAAGCGGGAGTTAAGACAGTTCTTGCGCCTAACTATGAGTTTTTTCTTCACACTATTCCAGAAGAGCCGGACTTGTATCTCTGCTATAATTCTTTGACTCTGGATTATATTCCAGAACCAAAAGTTTATCTTCAACAGCCATTAGATAGAAAACAATTTGAGTTTAAAGAAAGAAAAGAAGCAAAGACATTTTTATTTAATAATGGAAATGGTGGAGTTCTTGGAAGAAACTCATTATCAGAGTTCATTCAGGCAATTCCTTTAGTTAAGAGTGATGTTAAGTTTGTTATTCATTCGCAAGTTCCATTTGATACTATTAACGATAGTAGAGTTGAAACAAAAATTGGAAACTTTAGTTTAGCAGAGATTTGGAAAGAAGGTGATGTGTTTGTTCATTTGAGAAAGTTTGGCGCTAACTCTCTGCCAATTCAAGAAGCAATGAGTTTAGGAATGCCTATTTTGGGGGTTGATAGAAAACCGGAAAACTTATTTCTTCCAAAAGAATTATTAGTAAAGCCAGAACAAACTATGCCGATTAGAATTAGAGAAGATTTGATTGAAATTGAAGCGTCAATTATTTCTCCAGTTAAAATAGCAGAAAAGATTGATGAAATTGCCAATACTGATATTAGTAAATATTCAAAAATGATGGACGCACAAGCGAAAGAATGGTCTTGGGAAAAATTAAAAGATGTATGGATGAAAGAAATAACTAAATTGGTTAGTAAATAGGGGGTGTAATATGAAAAACGCATATGAGATTGTCAAAGCATTTGAAGAAAGAGTGGCTGAATATACTGGCGCGCCTTATACGGTAGCAATAGATAGCGCTACTGACGCATTATTTCTCTGTTGTAAGTATTTCAAAGTTAAAGAAATAACAATACCAGCAAGAACTTATGTAGGTGTGCCAATGTCTATTATCCACGCCGGAGGAACAGTAAAGTTTGAGCATAGAAAGTGGAAAGGACTTTATCAATTAAAACCTTATCCGATTTATGACGCTGCCAAGAGATTTACTGCTGATATGTATTTGCCCGGAACTAATATGTGTTTATCTTTTCACGGCAAAAAGCATTTAAAAATTGGTAGAGGTGGAATGGTTTTAACTGATGATAGAAAAATTGTTGAATGGTTGAAAGCGGCCAGATGGGATGGAAGACACGAAGGCGTAGCTTTAGAAAATGAAAAGTTTGATATACTTGGCTGGAATATGTATATGCTTCCAGAACAAGCGGCCAGAGGGTTAACTCAAATGATGTTTCTTCCCGAGGTCAATGAAGATTTGCCAATAGAACCATATAGCGATTTAAGTCAATATGAAATCTTTAAGAAATAACCATTATATTGACTTAGCTCTTTTAAGTAAAAAACCAATCATTGTAGATGCTGGTGCTTGTTGGGGGGAAGTCAGCCAGCAATTAAAAAAGTTAGTGCCAGCATCTATCATCTTTGCCATTGAGCCAGATAAAGAAAACCTTGAAATACTACAAAAGGTTAAAGGGATTAAAATTATTTCTAAGGCATTAGTTGGGATAAAAAGAAATGTTAAGTATAAGCCGGTTAGCGGTATGCCTCAACAGGGAAAGATTAGCGAAACAGAAGGATATAAGGTTGGAATTATTACTTTAGATGAGTTTGATAAAATTGATTATTTGAAAATGGATATTGAAGGGACAGAAGAAGAAGTTATTGATAATTTGACTAATCTACCAGTCCAGATGTCCATAGAAGTTCATCAAAATAAGAAAAAGATTATTTCAAAATTAAGAAAGCTCGGCTATAAAATAACTGAGTTTGATCACGAAGAAGTTTATGCTTGCCATCGCAACAAGAGCTGACAATAATATAAAGGAAATGACAGACATTACCCATCCGGTAATTGAAAGATATGCTAAAAAGTGCGGTGCGGACTTTATTGTTTTAGGTGATAAAGGCGAACCTCATTATCATTATCGGATACTTCAGTTATACGATTTGTTTGAAAAATATGATAGAATAATAAGTATGGACTCTGATATTCTTATTCAAGATAATTGTCCAGATTTATTCAAACAAGTTCCGGAAAATACAATTGGTTCTGTTTTAGAAGACAAGGGAAGTCGGTTGATAGAAAGAAGAAGTAGAATAAAAAAGATACAAATGATGTTCGGTGATGTTGGCTGGAAAACAGGATACATAAATACTGGAGTAGCAGTTTTTTCCAAGGAGCATAGAGATATTTTTAAGCAAAGAGAATTGTGGTTTGACTATGGATTTGATGATGTCTATTTAGGTTATTGGATACATAAGTTAGGATTTAAAATATCTGAATTACCATTTCAGTTTAATCATATGAGATGTTTCTCTGAAGATTGGAATGGTAATCCGGATAGGTTTAATTCTTACATTATTCACTATGCGGGGGGAGGTTTTGATAAAAGCCAACAATTAGCAGAAATTAAAAGAGATTATCATTTATTGTATAACAAGTAATATGCCAAGAGGAATATACAAAAGAATAAAAGGAGTAAATTGTGGACTACCAACACAAGGGTTTCCTAAAGGATATTCACCTTTAAGGCATAAGTTTCCAAAAGGAAATAAGTTTAGATTTATAGATGGAAGATGTGATAACGCAGAATATATTGATTGGCAGAAAAATCAAAGAAATAGGTTAAGGTGTAAGGCGCTCGGCAAACATACTTTTGAAGAATGGGAAAAGGTAAAAAGAAAATACAATTATACCTGTTTATGTTGTAAGAAATCAGAACCCGAGATTAGATTAACCGAAGATCATATAGTCCCAATCAGTAAAAATGGTTCAGATGATATTGGAAATATACAACCTCTTTGTAGGATTTGTAATGCTAAAAAATACAATAAAGTAATTGATTATACAAAACTGTGGAATACTCTATAAAGACAAGAAAGATACCAGTTCCGTTTCTGAAAAATAAAGCAATAATAAATGCGATACCCAAGAAAGTTCAAAGCATTATGGATTTGGGTTGTGGTGAAGAAGAATTAACTGATTGGTTAAGGAATAATACTGATTACATAATTTACGGAATTGATATTTATCAGCATAGCAATAAAGTTTCAATGGGAGATATAACTGACTTAGATAGTTTTCCGATTAAACAAGTTGATGTGATAATATGTTCACAAGTTTTAGAACATATTAAGGATTGGCAAGTTGCTCTTAAAAATATAATAGAGATAGCGCAAAGGAAAGTCATAATTACTATCCCTTGGGAAAAAAGTTATTACGACCCGGATCATAAGAACTTTTGGAATGATTTTAACATAGGCGATATTGAGGAAGTCGCCGAACCTTATAGAATATCAATTAGGAAAACAATAACTAAAAAAGAGGATTTTCTCTCAAAGCAGAGGATTTACTTTATAAACATATGGAAAAACAGGAAGCACCGAAATTAGCGCCATATTCTCCAGTTGAAAGGACTAAAGGCGTATATGTAGCAGCCCTTAATCAGGGTTCAATCAGAGTAGAGTTAGCCCGGCTATTGGCCTCATTAACTCATCAAGGGAAGTATAATGTGTTCTTATCTTTCCCGGCTGATAAACCTATTCAACACAATAGAAATCTGATAGTTAAAGATTTTTTAGAACACAAAGAGTGTGATTATCTATTTATGTTAGATGGTGATATTATCCCGCCTGATAACATTCTGGATTTAATTGATCATCAAAAAGATATTATTGGCGGACTTTGTTTCGCTTATCGTGGTAGGGCAATTGTCCCTTTGATATTAAAAGAAAAAGAAAATAAAACTGGTGAAATTGAAGGCACGGAATATGATATACTGGGAGTAGAAGGAAGTGAAGGATTAGTAGAATGTGATGGAATTGGAACTGGTTGTATGATTATTAAAAGAGAGATTTTAGAACGGCCGGAAATGCGTTATCCTTTTAAAAACTATTACAACGAGGATGGCGAAAGAATACTTGGTTTAGATTTATCCTTTTGTAAAAGAGCAAAAGATATAGGATATAAAGTTTGGTGTCATCTAAACTTTGCTTGCTCCCATTGGACTTATATGGATTTGAAGATGAATTATGGGGCGTTGTTAGAACGGGAGGAAGCAAACAAAGTCAAAATGACTCCATTAGAAAAAAAATGAACTTTAGCGACACAACAAATAAAGACGGCTTAATACAAGATTGTGAAGGTCTTTTGGGCTTTGAGGATGGTGGTATTTCTAATAATGCTATTCTTCTAAAAAAGTTCACGGGTTTTATTAACATTTATTATCAAAAGTTTGTTACTTGGATTTGGCAATCAGACGCTTTATGGGAATATGATGATAGCAATAAAACTACTCTTCCTATTGCTACGGCAGATTTGAAAGCTGGTCAACAAGATTATGAATTGCCCTCTGATGGACAGAGATTAGATAGAGTTTCTGTTAAAGATAGTAAAGGTGATTATCAGTTACTTAAACCAATTGATAAAAGCCAAGTTGGTGAAGATATGGATGAGTTTTATGAAACTGACGCTATGCCTGCTTATTATGATAAGATTGGTCGTTCAATAAGATTATTCCCTGCGCCTGCGGCCGGAAAGGTTACTCTATCTGAAGGACTAAAGGTAGAGGTTTCAAGAGATGTTGATTTATTTGATAGCACAGACACAACCAAAGAGCCGGGATTTGATAAAAAGTTTCATTCAGGATTATCAGTAGGCGCTTCTAAAAGATATGCTATTGGGAAAAATATGAAGGAAAAAAAGAGAGAGTTAAGAATGGAGTTGATTGAATTAAAATCAGACTCACAAGAGTTTTATGGTAGCAGGGATAGAGATATGCCTGCGAGAATAATCCCTAAAACTCAAAGTAATATTTAATAATGCCAACGGGAATATACAAACATAAACCTCTTTCAGAAATAACCAAAGATAAGATTAGAAAAGCACATAAAGGTAAACCAAAAGGTAATATGTGGCTTAATAAAAAACATCCAAGGGGAATGTTAGGAAAAATTGCTTGGAATAAGGGATTAAAGAGTGGTATAATACCAAAAAGTGCTTTTATGAAAGGACATATTGTTTCAGAAGAAACTAAAATAAGAATGAGTAAAAAAAGTTATATGAAAGGAAAGTTTGGTAAGAATAGTCCGAACTGGAAAGGTGGTCATCAAAATAACGAAAGAAACGATCCTGCCTATCACTTATGGAGAAATAAAATATTTAGAAAATTTCCTCAATGTATATTAAAATCAGATGAATGTTCTGGATATAGAATAGCCCATCATATCTATTCTTGGTCGGATTATCCAAAGTTAAGATATAAAGCTTCAAATGGTGTAACTTTATGCCAAGCTCATCATCCAAGAGGACGAGCTAAAGAAGAACAATTTAGAAAATTATTTTTTCCATCTTGTGATTCAAAAGCAATAATTTGAGAATTAAAGGGGCATTACAAATTGAAGGTCAATTCACCATTCTTCATAAGAGGGGTGATAAAATCTTGTCAGAAGAAACTGTCCACAATACCACTACTAATGTTGGTTTTGCGGAAGTTGCTGGCTTAATTAATGAGCAATCTTCTATTGGTTTTAAATGGCTTGCTCTTGATAACTCTGGAACTGCCGCTACTGCTGCTGATACAGCTTTAGCAACTGAAATTACTGACTCTGGTTTAGGCAAAGCAAGCGCTACTGCTTCAAAAGTAACTACAACTGTTGCTGGTGATACAGCACAATTGTTAAAGACTTTTACAGCAACAGCTACCAAGACCGTTCGTGGTGTTGGTATTTTTGATACCGCAGGAGCTTCTGCTGGTGTTATGTTAGCTCGCACTACTTTTTCTGATAAGAATATGGAAGTTAATGATACGCTTCAAGTTACTTATAAGATAAAAGTAGCGTAGAGTCCCTTTTCACAAAGATATGGAAAAGGGACTTTGGAAAACAAAGTTTTATTTTAATTACCCTCAATAAGGGTTAGTTCAATATGGCTAAAATAATTAAAGCAAAGGTATATGTCAAAAGGACTTCTCAAGGCACTTCTTATAGTGGCGGTTATCCTATTGGTTTAGCCACTAACAAAACTATTTGGTTAGCGGAAGGTGATGATGGAAAAGATAGTAAAGGAACTTATGTTATTAAGTTGGCGATTGTGCTTGACAATTCAATAGCCAATACTGCTATTGCTACCGGGCAGGCGTGGGAAGTAGGAAAAACAGAAGCAAATGAGTTTGGAAGAAAACTAATACCTCAAAAAGTTAAAATGACTGATGGTCAAAAAGTCGCCCAGATTTTAGATAAACAAGCCAAGGGGGGAACATTAACGCAGAAAGAAATGGATACGCTTGATCCGGACAATGAAGAAGTAGGAGTCAACAGAAGTAAATTATTTGATATAAATGACTACCTATCGTAAGACATCAGTTTATATTGTTATTCCTAATCAATGGAATATCCACCCATCACTTCATTACTATTTAAGGATATTAGAGGATGACCCGAGATACTTTACTAAAACGAGAACTCCGGCCGTAAAGCCAATAGACCATAGTAGAAATGTGATAGTTAGAGATTTCTTGGAAAGTGGATTTGATTATCTTTTGATGATTGACTCTGATGTTATCCCTTTAAGGAATGTATTGGATTTAGTTCAGTTGGATAAAGATATAATAGGATGTCCTTGTCCTCAATGGAATGAAGTAGATGATTTTCCGTTATATTGGATAGTGATGGATGAAGTTCCGGGTGGATATAAACCAGTAACCGAGGAAAGACAGCAAGGACTTCGGGAAGTTGATGCCGTAGGGAGTGGCTGTATCTTAATTGCGCGTAGAGTTTTGAAAAAGATAAAAGCCCCTTTTGAGAGAAAATGGACAAAAAAAGGAATACAGGATTTAGGATTAGATTTCTATTTTTGTAAAAAAGCCAAAAAGAAAGGATTTAAGGTTTGGGTTGATTGGAATTATTATTGTTCTCATTGGGTTAAATTAGATTTATTAAATGTTTCTAAATTAGTAAGTCTTGTTAAGAAAAAATAAAAACTATGCCAGCTTTCAAAGAAGGAAACTTATTAGCAGCAGATGATGTTAATGATAAAGTTTATAGATTTAGTGGATTTTCAAGTACTGTACTTGATAGTTTTAGTAGTGCTAAATGTGATAGAGGAATTACTGTTGATGATACGGATGTAATTGGCGTTGATGGCTCTAAATTAACAAAATTAAGCGGGTTTAGTTCCACAATTCAAGATAGTTTTGCTCAAGGTATTGGTTCAAATGTATATGGAGTTGCTTCTGATGAAAATAAAGATACTATTATCGCACAAGAAGGAGATGGTGCTGGTGAAAAAGTTCTCAAGTATTCTGGATTTACTTCTACTGTAAAAGATAGTTTTACATATTCCTCCGCGCTTAACGATACAGATATTGACTCTGTCCAAGGTGATTTTTGGTTAGCTGATTATGCGTCAAAAGGGGTTAAGTATTCGGGATTTTCTTCAACAGTCCAAGATAGTTTTACTTCATCAAACGCATTTAGGGGTATTGCGGGAGATGGAACTAATGCTATTGGGGCAGACCAAACTGCTAGTAAATATAAAAAGTTTTCGGGTTTTTCCTCAACTATTTCAGATAGTTTTGCTATGCCTAATACTGCTAGATATCCTGCGTGGGATGATTGGGGGGCAAGAACAGGAGGGGGCATAAGTCATTACACAGAAACCATAACCGAAACCCTTAATTTATCAGGAACTATGACTAAGATCAAAGGTTTTGTTGTATCAATTACTGAAAGTTTAGGCCTTACTGAAGCAAGAACCAGTTTATCTAATTTCTTTAAGAGTGTGTCAGATACATTAAACTTATCAGAAGCAGTCAGCCGATTAGTCAATTGGCTTAACCGGACTTTTTCCGATACGCTTAATTTATCTGATGTAGTAACCGCTTTG